AAATTTGGAGGGAGAGGGCTTTGGGTACATGACATACGCCAGGAAACAATAGTCGAGGGTTTCTTAGAAAAGGTTAGTGAAGATAAGATACTCAAGGTCATAACCAGTTCTCTTAACCATCATCAGAAAGAACAGAAACGTCCACCGTATAGTATGAAGTTCTTTGAGAACGCACTGATAGCTAAGGCTATGGACGTACAATCAATCATCAAAAGGACAGCAAGTAGAAAGAAGATTCGTACTGTTCCGTTTACTAGATGAACGTCTAGTATGCAGAACAAAGGTAAATAAATATGAAAGGAGCCAGTAAAAAAAAGGACCGTCAGACCCTCTTCACTAAAAAGGCACCCTATCCCCCCCAGGGGGTCTGCCTACTATACGGGGGTCTCACAAAACTATTTTTCAAAAAACAGGAGAAAACATGAATAAAGTCATTCTACTCGGAAATCTCGGCAAAGATGCGGAGATACGAACATTCCAAAACAGTTCTGATAAGGTCTGTAATTTTTCAGTAGCAACCACAGAGAAATGGAAAGACAAGAACACCGGCTCTAAGCAGGAAAAAACACAGTGGCATTCCATTGCAGTCTTTAATCAGAGCATGATGGGTATGTGTGAAGCCTATCTCAAAAAAGGAAAGCAGGTACTGGTAGAGGGTCAGCTAGAAACCCGTAAGTGGCAGGATCAATCCGGCAATGACAGGTATAAAACAGAAGTGGTAGTGAGGAATTTTTCCGGCGGTATTACGTTACTGGGTGGTCAATCTGATACATCACAACCAAATCTTCCAACTGAAAATGATATTGACGATGAAATCCCGTTCTAAACCAAAAAATAGACTACCTCTTCCGAGCCTAAAAGACTTGGGCAGTGTCCGAAAGATCAGGCGTAGAGTTGGTGGTTCAGATGTGATTTATGACAACCGGGATATGTTAGCCCAGGAACTTATTAATCTCTCCACCGCTAAAATTTCGGATGTTATGACTTGGACAGCCGATGGTCGGACAGTGGTTAAATCGTCTGAGGATATACCTGAAGCCGTTCTCGCCGCCATAAAAAAGATCCGGGTTATTCCCAGTGAACTTGGCAATACGATTGAGATTGAAATGATCGACAAGGTGAGAGTGTTGCAGACACTAGCCAAGGCATCGGGTCTGTTGGAGCAGGAAAGAAACGTAGATAAACCGGCAGTCGTAGAAGTGCAGATGGTAGGACCAACCGATGACACTTGAGAATTTAGCGAGAATGCGAATACGGGCTGATCTCCGCTATTTGGTAGACATGAAAAGGTTTGCCGAAGCCTTAAAGCAGGGATTGAGTGAGAGCAATTACAAACGATTAAAAAAAGAATTGGAGGCAGAAAATGGAAAAGGGTGATTTTAGAGATGAAGAGAAACCAATTAAGATTACGACAAAACGTGAGTTACGTGGACAGCTAGAAAAAATGAAATGCTGTGAGTGTGACAGTGTGGGCATATACTGGAACGAAAAAAGAAATCTGTATTACTGCCAGGAGCACAATCCACGCAGACCAATCTCAGAAGAATTTGCTTTAAAGCCTATACCTAGAGATAAAAGGAATATCACCACAACTTCCAAAAGTTTTAGAGAAATGGTTCTTAAAAGAAAATCAATGATGGCAAAGCAGTATGAGTAATTCCCGTATCACACCCACTGATGGCATGAAGCTAGACTTTTCTAAGTCACCTGTTCTCTGGAAATTTTTGAATGATAAATCATTTATAAAATCAATTATGGGTCCAGTGGGATCCGGGAAATCTTACGCCTGTTGTGCGGAGCTTTTTAAGATTGCCGCCAATCAAAAGCCCTCCCCTCGTGATGGAATTAAATACAGCCGATTTGCGATAGTTCGTAACTCCTACCCCATGCTTAAAACCACTACGCTGAAAACCTGGTTGGAATTATTTCCGGAAGATATTTGGGGAAACGTCCACCATGCCCCACCAATCAAACATCACATAAAACTTCCCTCACGGGATGATGCTGCCGGCATTGATATGGAAGTATTATTCTTAGCCTTAGACCAACCTAAAGATGTGCGAAAACTTTTATCTTTAGAGCTTACCGCCGCTTGGATAAACGAATGTCGGGAACTGCCGGTACAAATTATTCAGGGATTATCACACCGGGTAGGAAGATACCCGACTAAGGCAGACGGTGGACCCACCTGGCGAGGAGTTATCCTTGATACTAACCCCCCGGA